CGCCAGGCGGCGGCGTCGCGCAGCTCGCGCCGGGGAACGAGACGACGATCCTGCGCGCGCAGCGCCTCCCGGCGGAGAACCACATCTCGATCGTGAACTGCGGCCCGGTCCGGAAGGCGATCCTCGCCGCCGTGCTGAAGGCGGCCGCATGATCGCGCGCGCCGTCACCGTCACCCTCCTCGCCGTCGTCGGTTTCGTCATCCTGCTCGCGCAGGCCGACGACTCAGACCGCGCGGCGTGCCACGCCGACGCCGTCAAGTTCTGCCCGCACGCGCTCGCCGGCGGACCGTTCAGCGTCGCCGGTTGCTTGTCGGCGAACAAGGCGAAGTTGTCGCCGCGCTGCCGCGCGGTTCTCGAAGCCCACGGACTTTAACAGGGAGAAGAAGACCACCATGAAGACGATCTTGACGAAGCTGGCGATCGCGACGCTCGCGCTGTCCCTCGCCGCCCCGGCCTTCGCGCAGACGAAGACCGCCGCCGGCAAGCCGGCGGCGACGACCGCGAAGCTGACGACCGCCCAGGCGATCGCCAACCAGGTCGCGCTCCTGCAATCCTTCACCGTCGACGACCTCCAGGCTGCGCTCGCCGACGCCCAGGCGCAGACGCCGCCCGACACTATCGCGGCGAACTGCTACTCCGCGCTGATCCCGGTCGTTCAGTCGAACCTGGCCAATCCTCTGCCGGCCGGCCTCGGCGGTTTCCAAGCCCTGCAGAAGACCCGCGACCTCCAGAACATGGTGGCGAACATCCAGTCGCCGAACGGGCCGCTCGCGCCGCTGGTGACCGCGTGCGCGCCGCTGATCTTGTCCGTGCAGAACGTCCTCGTCGGCCTCGGGCTCAAGGCCGGGCTGGTGAGCGGCGTCGCGGCGAGCGGCGGCCTCGCGCTGCCCATCGCGCTGCCGGGGCTTTCCGCGCTCGGCGGTCTCTGATCGAACTCTTCCGCGTCCGTTTCAACAGGAGAACTTCACCATGGCCGACACCGACGGCGGAGCGCCCGCCAAGACTTCCATGTTCGGCGCCTTCGACACCCAGCCGATCATCGCGATCGTCATCATCCTCGCGTTCATCGTCCTCGTCCTGATCTGGATGCTGCACACGCCGTCCGGCGATGCCTCGCAGCTAGCTCTGCTCAACGCGCTGATCATGGTCGTCGGCACGGCGTTCATGACGATCGTCAACTACTACTTCAGCTCGTCGAAGGGCTCGACGGGGAAGGATAGCACCATCGCGGCGCTCGCCTCCGGCAACGGCGCGCCCGCGGTTCCGGCGACGCCGGTCGTCCCCGCCACCGCGGCGGCTCCGCCTGCGGGAGGCTGAACCGTGGACGCCGTCAAGATCGCCGGGGTCTTCGTGCCGGAACTTCCGGCGCAGGCCCCGACCATCGCCAAGGGGATCGCCTCGGCGAAGAAGATTCGCGCGGCGCTCGCTCCCGCGCTCGACCGGATCGAGGCCAACGAGCCGGCCTTCCTCGAGATGGCGGAGGCCGCCGGTCATCTCAACGATCTGCTTCCCGACATCGCGAACGCGCTCAAGGCCTGCGACGCCATGGAAGCGATCGTTGAGAAGTACGCCGCCAGGATCGCGGAGGCGACGAAGCCATGACTCAGATGTTGCGACGCATCGTCTTCGGCGAGCCGCGACCGGGCGGTCCGCAGTTCGCCGCGTTGCTGAAGAAGCTCGACGAGAGCGTGAGCTACCGCAACAGCGTCGGGCACGAGCACGATCGGGTCACGGAGGTCCCCTTCACCATCCCGGTCCCCGACCTCGACTTCCAGCAGCCGTCGCCGCTCGTCGACGTCTCCTCGCCGGCCGACCCGAAGGACCCGTGGGGCATCTTCTCGCTTCACCACATGCAGCTCTACGATTCGGCGGCGGCGTCCTTCGCCGACCCCGTCCACCGCGAGTGCGCTAGGCTCTGCCGCGCGATCTACGCTTACCCCGGCGACCCGCCGGAGCCATGGGACGCGACGTCGACGACCGACGGCGTGGTCTGGGCCGTCCGGTTCGAGGGCGACCTGGCCTACGTCGTCTTCCGCGGCTCCGACGATCTCCTCGACTGGCTTCGCGACCTGACCGGCCTGGACCTCGACGTGCTGATCGCGCGCGTGCTGCGGCACGAGACCTTCGGTCCGATGTGGGACGGCTTCGTGCTCGGGATGATCGACGCCTGGGCGGCGATCAAGGCTCAGGTGCAGTGGCACAAGGAGGTCGTCTTCACCGGCCACTCGCTCGGCGCGGCGCGCGCCGACGTCGCCGCCGGCTACGCGCTGACCGACGCGATGGTCGCATGAACGGGTCTTCAGAGGTTCCGCGGAGCGTCGAGTGAAAGTTCCGGCGAGAATCATCGCGGCGTCGAATCGTGGTAATGCTCACGCATCGCAACCGGGGGAACGATGCAGCCATGGAAGCGTTTCTTCTTCACATCGGGATCAACCCCTCGGACGCCTTCGCGGCGTTCACCGGCGGCGTCTGCGCCGCGCTGGCAACCCAGGGCTCGAAGCCGACGCTGCTAGGCGTGATCAGCTCGATCGTCGTCGGCACCGGCGTCGGTTCCTACGGAGGCCAGGTGTTGCCGAGTTACGTCGGCGCCAAGCCGAGCGGCTTCGCGACGATGGTCATCGGGTTTTCCGGCCTGCCGATCCTGCTGCTCTTTCGAGCCGGCTTCACGAAGGCGCTCAAGATCAGGTTGTCGATCGCCGAACGGAAAGGAGAATGATTCGATGTATGACGTCGTGAGCCTTTACCTCAGCGACGAGATGGTGCGCTACGTCGTCGTCTGGACGATCGCCGTCTCCGCGCTGATGGTCTTCGTCATGGCCTTCGCGGTGACGCGCGGCGCCGGCTTCGGTTGTCCTCTCGCCCTCCTCCGCGGCGCTCAGCGCGTCTTCCTGTGCGCGCTCGCGATCTCGCTGGCGTACGTCGGAGCCTTCATCGCGGAGTACGCCGCCGACGCCGTTCCGCTCGGACCGTTGCTGATCCTGTTCCTCTGCTTCATGACGTCGACGTTGATCTCCGGAATCCGTCACCTGCTGGCCCCGGCGGTCGCCATCGACAACACCTGGGACGGTACCTGGCGCTTTCTTCGGGAGAAGGCGCGGAACGTGTTGCTCGATCAGGGGCCGCCGCGTATGGTGCCGCCCGTGCGGCAGCGGGAGGTTTCCTCGCGTTGCCGTCGCCCTCCTTGGGCGTTTCCTCCCTAGACTTGGGCCGCTCTCCGGGGCGGCTCTTTTCTTGTGTCGACGGCCCCGGCCCGGTCGGGTAGATTCCCCGAATCGGCAAAACCAAGCACAGGGACCAACACCATGAAATGGCTTGCCCTTTCCTCGCGGCCGCGCCTCTTCGGCGCCGAGTGACGCGAACGCTGTCCTGAAAACATGATCTTGCTCGCGCGGCTGGCAACGGCCGGGCTTTGCGCTGCCGTCCTCACGGCATCCGCACAAGCCGCCACGATCACCTCGAAGGCCGGAGGCCGGGCATCGGTCTCCCCGCGCTACGCCGCGCGGTTCCAAGCCTTCGTCAACGACCTCGAAGCCCACGGGGCCGTCGTCAAGTTCATGGGCGGCTACCGCTCCGGCGTCTGCGGTCAGGCGAACAAGCACCCCTGCGGGATGGCGCTCGACGTCTGCCAGCTCTCCCGGGGCGTCGTCGCCCGTGGCCAGGTCTGGGGCGGCCGCAAGCAGCCGGACTGCCGCCTCCCCGACAAGGCGGAGATGAGCGCGATCGCGCGCGCCCACGACCTGTTCTCCGGCGGCGACTGGTGCCGGCCGGACGACTACGGCCACGTCGAGGCCGGCGGTTCCGTCGCCTGCGGTCACCGCTGGACCGGCCGGGAATGGGCCCGGGCGCAATGAGCCCGGCCGTCAGCTTCGCCGCGACGGTGATCGGTCTTCCCTTGGGGATGACGCTGCTGCTCGGTTGGGATCAGCCCGTCAGACGACAAGCGATCGGCTTCGGCCTCCTCGCGGCGGACATGACGGTCCTGTGGGGCGGCATCAACGACGTGTTCGGCAGCGGCGTCGGTGCCGGGATGAGGATGTTCTTCGGAATCTACTGAGGAGAGAAACCCCCGATGAAGATCACGACCTTCGCGATCGCGGCCGTTTTTATGCAAATCTTATGCGGGGCGGCGGCGGCACGATCTCACCCGCCGGCGGCGGTCCAGGACTATCTCGACGCGGCGACCTGGGCGACGTACCACCCGGACGCCGTTTCGGCGGTCCCCCACCGGCTCCGCGCCGCCCGGCATCGCTGGAAACGGCCCGCCACGGCCCGCAGGCGGCCGCCGGTGAGCGTTCCTCTGGAAGCGACGAAGCCTGCTCCCCGGCCGATCGCTTCGGCGGAGGCCCCGTCCCCGGCCGACGGCGCGCCGATCGTGAGACCGACGATCCTGGCCGACTACGCCTACGCCGAATCGGTCCCGGAGAAGCCGGCGCTGATCGCCCTGGCCGAGCTCAAGCCGATCCCGGTCGGCTCCCCCCGGGAGGAGGTCGACCGCGCCGCCGACGCTTTCGGGCTGGACCGCCGGTTCATGCGGACCGTTGCCAGGATCGAGTCGGACTTCCAGCCGACGCAGCGGACCGGGTCCTACGTCGGGCTCTTCCAGCTCAGCCGGCACGAGTTCGACAAGTACGGAGCCGGCTCGATCACGAACGCCCGGGACAACGCGGTCGCCGCCGCCTTCAAGTTCGTCGTCGAGGCCGTCGAGTTCGAGAGCGCGACGGGCAAGATCCCGACCTTCAGCGACCTCTACCTGATCCACCAGCAGGGCGAGCAGGGAGCCGCCGAGCACGTCGCCCATCCCGAGCGGCTCGCGTGGCGCTCGATGTGCGCGACCGACGAGGGCAAGCAGAAGGGTGAGGGATGGTGCAAGCGCGCGATCTGGGGAAACACGCTTCCCGCGATCAAGCGCCTCTGGCGGTCGGTGGAGAACCTGACCTCCGGCGCGTTCGTCGAGATGTGGCGATCGCGCGTCGCCGACTTCACCGGAGCGACCGTGGCATCTCACCATCAGGCGGCGGCGCGGCCGCGCTACGCCCGCCGACGTTGGCGCCACGCGCACTACGCCAAGTCGTGACCGCCGCCGTCGCCGTCGGGCTGATCGGTGCCGGGATCGTCGTGGCCGCGCTGCTGATAGCGATCCACATGGAGCAGGCGGACCGGCCGCCGCCGACCCACGGATGGCTGACACCGCCGCCGGCGGGTTGAAGAGGGCTTGCGCCCAGGGTTCCGATCTAGTAAAAGGCCGACGCGAGCACGCAGCGTTGCGTAGAGTTTTCCTCAGGATGGAAGCCCCCACGCGGGCGTCGGATCACTCCGGCGCCCGCGTTCTTTTCAACGCTGAGCCGCGATCCCGAACCTCGGGACGACGGGTTGCTGGGCTTGGCCGATCAGACCCTTCCTGACGGTCATGGTGATCGTCGCGCCGTCGCAGATGGACAGGTGGGCCGCGTCGGTGACGAAGTAGGCGAGCGGCGGCGGGTTGAAGATCGGCGCGCCGATGACGCCGAAGGTGAAGCCGACGACCACGGCCATGATGAGCAAGCGGGTCATTTCGTTTCCTCAACGATGCTGCGGGACGTGCGTCGCCAGCGGCACGTAGCAATAGGCGCACTTGTGGCCGCAGCCGCGGTAAGGGTTCGTCGCCAGCGGCGCGTACTCCCCGGCCTCGCCCGCCGGCCGGTAGATGACGTCGGCGCCGGGGACCTTCGGCTGGTCTAGCGTATACTTGTTGGTCATGGGATCGGCTCCAGGTTGTTCCGGACGTAGACCTCGGTCTCGACGAAGACGTCGACCAGCGCGCGGTGAGCGGGCTTGAGCCTGATCGTCTCGCCAGTTCGGACGAAGGTCGATCCGCCGTGGCGGACGACGAGCGTTGCCGGGCCAACGTCGAGCGTCCCGAGGCGGACGTCGCGCTCGTTTATCAAAACGGCTCTGCGCATCATCGCTTCGCCCTTTTCTTCGCCTTCCGCTTCACCGGCTTCTTGCCCGACGTCGCCGGCAGCTTGGCCGCCAACCCTGCGGCCAGTTCTTTGTCCGAAGGCAATGCGACGGGACGACGGGAAGCGAGTCGCTCTCGCAGGTCTCGCAGCGCCTGCTCGCGCGGGCCTATAGACTTGCTCATCGCGTTTTCTCCCTTTCTTTCGGCGCGTCGGGTTCCTGCCGAAGCTGGGACAGAACTTCCGCGAGCGCAGCGCCAATGATCTCGGCGAACATCCGGTTCGATGATTTATCGTCGGTCGCCATTCCTCGCTTCTTGTATTGGCGCATCGATTCGGCGACGAACAGCCCGGCGATTTCCTCTGGCGTCATGGCGATTTCCTCCCGTTGATCTTCCGGCCCTTCGGCCATCTGCTGGCGCTCCGGAGCGGTCGCGACTTCATTTTCGGCGCCGATTTGGTAACGGCAAAACGGAGGCTAATTTTGCCAGAATCAGATACGCCGACTGAATAGAGGCGCGGGCGGTCGGCTTTCTTCCGCTTTGGGCACCTAACCTTGACGCCAGAATCGGAAGTGCGCTTGACCTGGGACGGCCTTCTCGGTGCGCGGCTTGCGTTCCCGCACGGAAAGAACGTGACCTTGTCGATGCTGTCGACCGGCGGTCCGGTGACGACGATTCGGTTCGGGTTCTCAAATTCTGCATAGAGCGCGGCCGCGAGCGCAAACGGATCGACGCCGATCCGGCGGAAGAATCCCTTCTCGCTGGTTCGGTGAAGGCTATCCGGCGCATCGAGATGGCACCGCGTGCAAAGGGGAACGGCCCAACGGTCACTTGCGGTCTCCCCGCCGCCGGTTTCCCGTTTTCCGCGCTCGGGGCACGCCCGCCGAAGGTGAGCCGCCTGGACCGGCGGCCACTGACCGCAGCCGCAGCACGGCTGCGTCCGGACGAAGGCCAGGAAAGCCTTGTCCTCCTGCCGCGGCTCCCGCTGGCGCAAGGTTCCCCCCCTCACGGCCGGCCTCCCGGGATCCGGTACTCGACGGTCGTCCAGTTCTTGAACGGCACCACGCGCGTCTCCGCCGCCCCGGCCTTCGCCATCTCGCCCAGGACCTGCCGGACGCGCCCCACGGACCAGCAGCCGAGGGCGTCCCGCACGGCGCGGGGGTTCCGCCATTGACCGTTCAGGGAGCCGGCGACCTCGTCCGCGGCGCTCATTGGAACAGCCAGTCGGCCGCGCGCACCATGTCGCGGCCCGGATAGTCGATCAGGGATTTGGTTCGGAGCGAGCTGCGGGGGTTGGTGTAGCCGGTCGACGTCGGCGAGTAGCCGGCGTCCTCCGCGGCGATGGCGTTCGGAACCGCGTCGGGGTGACGGGCGGCAACCGCGACGAGGATGCGGCCTTCCGGTCCTGGCAACAGCCGGACGACGTGATCAAGCAGAACGCCTGGAGGCCTCTCGCCGACCGCAATTGCGGCGCCGTCCGGCGTCAGGGCGACCTGATCGCGGGAAGGATATTCGAGCAAACCTTTCGTCCGCAGCCCGGAGCGCGGGTTGGTATAACCGGTAGATTTCGGGCTGTAGCCGGCCAGCCAAGCCACCTGGGCGTTGTTCGGTGCGGGGTGGCCCATAATTTTCCACGATGCCAAGGCGTTGATGATGCGTCGCTCCGGCCCCGGCAAATGATCGTCGGAAAGGTTCGTCTTTGGTGGACGAACCGGGACGGTTTTCGGGTTTGGTTGCGTCGCCTGCCGGACGATTGGAGCGGCCGCGTCCTTGACGTTGAGCGGGTAGTCGGCGTGGTCGCCGCCGAAGATCGGGATGGCGTGCCCGGCGCTCTTGCCCGTCCTGCTGAGCCGGAGGCCCCAGTACGCCGCGGTCGGGTCGACGATGACGACGCGCTCGTCGCGGTCGAGCGCCGGCTCGATGATCATCGCCTTGACCACGCTGGTCTTGCCGCTGCCGGTCGCGCCGAGGAACGCGATGTGCTTGTCGAGCGCAGCCTCGGGGATCAATACCTTCGTCATGATGCAGCTTCCTGTTTGATATTTTCCAGCGCCAATCTGATGACTTCCCAGTGCGCGATGACGCATTCCGCGACCGCTTGAAGGTGGCCGACATCGACGTGGCCGATCCGCGCTTTCGACTTCGTGGCGGAATTGACTTGGAAAGCCAAGGCATCGAGCGTCTTGTTGATGGCGGCCGGCGATTTAGAGCGAATGTCCGCGCAAATTGCCTTGAGGATCAACGTTTCCTCATCATCGTTTCTATGACCAAGCGCGCGCGCGACTTCCCGCTCATCCTCAATGATCGTTTCGAGCGCCTTTAATTTTTGCTCATCGGTGAACATCTTCTGGGTCACGCGATCCTCCATGCGTTCGCCTTCAATCCAGATTTGTTGGCGCGGCGCTCGCCTGTTTTGACGATCTTTCCAGCGTGCTTCGGTCCGAGTTCCGAAAAGCGTGGGCGAATCGCGAGAACGCTCTCCTCCAGGATTGTTGCGGCCTCGTCCGGTGTCAGGCCGCGAACGCCGGAGCCGGCGATCACAGCGAGAATCCGGTCTCGGAGGAACGCTGCGTTGGCCGCGATCACGAGAGCAACATCCCGGGACGTCGTCGGTTCCTTGAATCCCGGCGCTGCCGGATAAGACAACGGCGCGTCGCCGTAAGCGGCCTCGGCAATCCGGCTCATGTGGCAGCGCTCCCAGCTTCCCGCATGTGTGTCCCAGGCGCGACGCCAGTCAGCGCGTCGTTGAGGGCAAGGACGGCTTCCTTCGACGCCTGAAATTCTTTTTTCTTCATCGCGAGCCGCGCTTGTGACTTGGCACGTTGGATGACGACGGCCGAACCTCGAACGAATATCCTGGCATAGACGTCCTCGGTCCGAATCCAGGTCGCCAGCAACTTCGCGTGCTTCGGGCTGGCTTCCTGGAACTCCTTCTCATCGTAAAGGCCGCATTCGATTAGCAACCACTTCCGATAATGCTCAGGCGTCGGCCACTTCGGAATCCGATTGCCGGTCGCATCGAGGACGAAGGTGCCGTCCGTCCTGGTGCGGAAGAAGACGCGCTCCGGCAGGTTGTCGTAACCAGACTTCAGCGCGGCAAAAAAATGAGAGTGGCTCGCCATAGATCGTTCTTCGACTTGGTCGAGCGTATACTCCTCATCGTCGACGAATTGCTTGGTGGCCGCAGCGGCGTAGCGGGGCGACGGCATCATGACCTTGACGGTCTTGATCGCGCCGTCCCGGTCGACGATGTCGACCTTGCGCCAAAAAAAGTTAACCGGATAAATTTTGGTCATCCTTCGATTTCCCTGACGACCCCAATCGGAGCGTCGAGTTCTTCGAGCGCCGCGATGAGGCGGTCCCGCACGCGCTTCAGCCGGACGCCGCTAGTGAGGTTGGCCTCGTTCTCCAGAACGTCCAACGAAACCTCATAAGTCGTAAAGGCGAAGCCGCATGCTGAGCAGAAGCGCCGCCGGCGGATCGCAACATGACCACTGAAATGCTTCACGCGACTATCCTTCACCCGGACGCCGAGCGTGTCGCACTTTTCGCATTTCATGAGGCCGGTCACGTCAGTGGTTTCCACCGGATAAGCTTGCCCGAAAAAATGACGATGTTGCCATGTTCCTTCCGCCAGAATTGGAACAACTCGAACCAGTTTGTGAAGCCGTCTTGGCGGGCGAACTCATCGAGCGAGACCGCATCTTCGCAATGACCAGAATCTTTGTAGACGCGCGGCCATTGGTTGAAGTCCATGCGGATATCTTCGACCGCCGTGCATCGCGCGCGGCCGATGAGAGAGAAGTGGCGCGTCCGCATCCCGCAATAGAGTTGAAGTTCCTCGCCCGGCCGCGCATGGCGCTTACGATTAGCTCGGATCGTCTGCCGCTTAGGAGCTGGCAGCGGGCCAACGTCTACAAGGCGCGGTATGCCGAGACCGACGCATATCGGATCAATAAATTGTTTTTTGAAGCTGTATGCGACCATCAACGCCTCCACCGCTCGACGAGGCGCTTCAGTTTGTAGTCGAAGTCCTCGATCTGCTCCTTGAGCTGCGCGATGAAGTGATCGTCGCGCGTGACTGAAAATACCGGCGGCTTCGGCCAGCCGGTGTAATAGAGGAGGAGATCCATCTCATCCCAATCGCAACAGAGCATCGTTCCGTGCAGCTGCGCGCGGTGCCCGAGCGGGAAGCCGGCGGCGCCGCGCTCCTTGATCTCGCCGAGGAGGTGCGGCGCCATCGTCTTGATCTCCAGGCCCTTGCGCTTGTCGACCTGCGAGTCCGGCGAGCAACCGATGACGAAGTCCTCGCCGAGCGGGACGCGGACGGTGCGCCGGACGAAGCCGATCGGCGTCAGGTCGACGAACTTGGTGCGGGCGTACCAGTCGCGCGCCTCGGGCTCCATGCGGGTGCCGCGGTCCATTGCTTCGCTCTTGAACGTCTCCGCGACCTGGCCGGAGACGATCTCGCCCGCGAGCAGTTTCATGTACTTTTCACGGGTCACGCTGTCGTTGCCGTCACGTCCGTCGGCCATGATGATCGCGAACTTCGACGCGGTAGGAATGCCGCGCCGGAGTTCGAACCAGTCGTCGGACCGCTGAGCAACGTCGCTGAAGAACTCGACGACGTCGGCCGGCGCCGTTTTTTTTGCGTCCTTACCCACGGCGCACCTTCGCAGCTTTCGCGGCGGCTTCGCCGTAGTCCTTCAGCGCGGTCATCGCCTCCTGGAAGCGATCCGCTTTCAATTCGTGAACGGCGTTGATCTCATATTTCCCCATGAATCGAGTCGCCTCGATCCCGCTGTCGTTAATCGCCTTGAGCAACTCCTTCGCCTGGGCTCCGGTGATCGTAGCGTTCGGATCAGCCGGGGCGTTGTTCTTCGGCTCAGCGGCGGCGCCAGCAGCCGGGCGGAGATTCTTCTTCTCGACGACGGCATCGGTGTCCCGGTCCTGCGGCGCCTCGGTTTCGATGTTGAGGAGAGCGATCGTGCCGTACCGCTTGCCGTAGGAGATCGCCGCGCCGACCGCTTGCTGCGCGTTCATGGCCGGGCTCGCCGATGTTGTCGGGCACGGGACGGTGCAGCTCTCCCGATAAAGTCCGCGAGTTAGATGGCAATGAACGACGAGGCCCTGGCCGGCCGGCGCCGTATCCGGCTGGAAGTTCAGCCGGAAGCCGTATCCGCGGATGATCGGCTTGATCTGCCGATTCAGGTTCTCGAAGGACGCGAAGAGGATCGGCTTCTTGGTGGTATCCCGAAAATCAATCTTGCCGTCCTTATTGATCCGGGGAAGCTGCTCGTCCATCACGACCATCGCGTCGTGAAACTGCTGCTTCGCTTCCGTCAGCATATAGAGCTCGTACAACTCCCTCGCCTTCGCGGGATCAAGGTCGGGATTCTTCAGCAGCTCGGCCAACCCGGACATCACGCTCACCGGCGGCTTGACCGGTGCGATCTTAGCGACGGCGTTCTTCGGCTGCGTCTTGGGCGCGATCGGCTTGGCGCCGGGCGATACGTCCTTGAGCAAATCGGGCGTCTGCTCCCGCTCTTTCGCTTGAGGCTTCGTCATCGTTTACTCTCCTGTTGGCGCTGACGCGCAATTCACCAATTTATATCCGACGACAGCAACGCGCGGTGAGCGCCCAGCCATTGCCGGTCGAGTTGTCCAGCCGCGATCCCGATAGCGATCGCGTCCCGCCGGCTGACGAGGCGCCCGGTTGAGGTGATGAAGCCTTCCTCGTCACCGGGCCTGCTCCTGTTCGGTTCCGCGTCGCCGAGTGAAGCCCGGAGTTCCCAGTGCGATTTGAACCCGCGCCCGAAGACGACGCCGCGCCGCCGGATCCCAGCGGCTTCCAGCCTCTCCGTCATTCGTCGATCTCCACCATTGGCTGCTTGCCGCCATCGATCGCCAGCTTACCCTTGAACCGGACGTCATCATCGGCGTCGGCGCGGGCGCGGTCCATCCTGGTCGCAATCTGCGCGTTCTGATTGCTTTTCACGTAGCCGAGATGCTGTCCACGCGCCCAGACCTGGACGGCGCGCGGGTCGAACTTGTTGGTCGGCTCCCGGATGAGCATCAGCGGCTCACCGTTCGGGAGCGACGCGAGAAGCGCGACCATATCCGGGCCGCGAAACTTGGTGCCGACGAGGGCGACGAGCGATTTCATTGTTTTAGCTTCTCCGCAATATGGACCTCAGTGTCGGGGCCGATAAATTCCGCCAACTCATGAGCCAACGTGGTTTCGTTTTCGCCCGCGGTGATGATGACGTCGATCGGAAGTTTCATCTCCGCGCCGAGTATCTTAATGAAGCCGCCCGTGCCGTCCGAGCGGAGTTTGTCGAGGTTGGCGTGTGAAAGGCCGATGATGAGATAGGATCGGCCATCGCGTCCCTTTGCGCTTGCTTTAATCATCGTTGCCCTCATTTAGTAGCGCCAGCGTCGCGTCCTCCCAGTCGAGATCATTGATCTTCGACGTGAAGGACATATCGGCGGCGGCGCGGACGGCTTGCGTCATCTCGGCTTCGAGATCGGAGCGGATCAGCACGCCGTGAGTCCACTTCTCCAGGACTTGAATGACGACGCGCTCGCGGCGCGGCGTGTAGCGATCGTCTTCGGCGATGGCGGTCATGTCTCTCCCTCCCCAGCGTTGGACGGCAAGCCGTCAGCTAGAAGCTTCTCTCCGGGCGTGCGCTCATGTCTGAGCTCGATGAAGGCGAAGCGCCGAACGAAGGCTTCAAACTCATCGACCTTCATCGTGAGGTTGCCACACTTGCCGAGCGCGCCATCATGTTTCCCGGCGAAGAGGCGGCAGTGAACATGGCCGCCCCGCGTTTCGTGGTAGAGACGGAAGATCATCGCCATTGCTCCCGTTCTTCGGGGTGCGGATCGAAGAATATCCGCCGGACGTTGCGGATGACCCGGCGGAGAAACGCGCTCATCGCACGACCGTCTTCGGCCGGTAGCCGACCTCGGCGCCGGGCATCTGCGTTCCGTACCCGGTATTCTTCGCCCAGGCGCGCAACGCTTTCTCCTTCTCGGCGAGCGCAACGAACGGCCACAGCTTCGCGACATCGAGGAGCGCCGCATCGACCACGATCGCAAAGGCTTCGCGTTGCATCGTCACGGTCGGGCCTTCCTCGACACGGGTCCGCACGATATCGGCCGGCTTCGCCAGCGTGTCGATATGGGCCTGCTGCGCCTTGTCGGCCGCGATGTCGGCTTCAATGCTAGCGGTCGACGCCACTTGCTCCGATTCGGTGGCGACGGTCCCCTTCTGCTCGATCGTCTCTGGCTTGCGGGCGCGCTCAGCGGCGAGGCGGTCATCCTCAGCCTTCCGGCGGGCGGCCTCTTCGACGCGACGGGCTTCCTCCGCGGCGCGGCGCTGACGCTCCTCTTCCACGCGGCGACGTTCCTGCTCGGCGCGAAGCTTGCGCTGCTGGTAGTCGTTGATCCGGTCGCTGAGTATGTCGGCGGCGCCGGGCTTGTTCGTCTTCGCCCGTCGGATGGCCTTATCCCATAGCGAGAAGAACCAGTTGTCGGCCGTCTGCTTGCTTCGGAAGTAAGGCCCGCTCACCTTGGCGTGCGTCGCCTCGATCTCCTTTGTCAGGTCGCGAAACTCCTTTACCAGCTTCGCGGCCTCGCCCATCACCGCGTCGTCGGCGATCTCTTTCGGAATGTCCCGTGCGCGCGCGAGCATGGCGTCGAGGCGGCGCGGGATGCTGGCGAAGTCCTCTTCGAGATATTTGAGAACTTCAGCCGGAAGGTCTTCCATCTCCGCGATCAGGCGGGGAAGCGGCGGGTTGTTGTGGCCCATAGGGGCCAGCTTTTCGGCGGTCTCAGGATTCGACATCGGGTTTTTCCTTCAGTGTTAACATCTGCCACGGCATTGTTTCCATCTTGCCGGTAAGAGGCGGCTTCATCAGGACGTCCGCGCCAGCGACATCGAATGCGGGCGGTTCGGCCGGCATCAGATCGTCCGCCTTCTTTAGGTCCTCCTCCGGAACGCGTGGTTCGATCTGATTCGCGTGAAACGTCATGAATCGCTCGCCCTGATCGGCAAACTTGATCCAGACCATCTCACCGTCGACACTCATGACCTCACCGGGGCGCCGCCCGGCTAGATCGCGGCTGATGAGTTGAATCGCGTCGCCGGCGTCCCAATGACGGCTCCACAATTGCTCAATCTTTTCGGCAGCGACAGATATCTGGCTGTAGTCGCCGACGATGTTTAGGAAGACGAGGCTGTCACTTCGATCAACGTCGTGTTTCACGACCGCGTGCAAGACGACGATGTCGCCCTTGCGCGGCAAATATCCTTCAGGCAGTGGCATCGGTACTCTCCTCTGTTGCGGCCGGAGCCGCGTGCAAAAAATTCCTGATGTCGCCGAGCAATCTCGGATTGTTGCCGCCGACGTTGCCTCCGCAATCAAGGACGCCCTGGAGCAGCGCGGAGCCGCGCCCGCGCCGCTTGCGGTCGCGCATCCTGATCTTCTCCGGCACGCTCATGTGACCGGCCTCGGTGTTGCAGGCGTGGCAGGCGAGGAAGAGATTGCTGATGTGATCCGGACCGCCGGCGGTCTTCGGGATCAGGTGTTCCTTCGTCGGCGGCTGGGCGTCGGTAAAGGGATCACCGCAATAAAAGCAGGCGTGGCCGTCGCGATCGAGGAGCGTCCGGATGATCGGCGCCTTCTTCCGCTGGCGCTGGCTCAGCCCGACGGGACGCTTCGTTATCCGGAAAGCGTTGTCGTTGGTCTTGAAGGCGTCCCATGCCGCGCGAGCGCGGCCGGTGAACGACCGGGTGCCGGATTTGTTGACGTAGATGATCGACGTCACGCCGTCGCCGCGGAAACGGACAACCTCCCACTCGTTCGTGGTGACTAGGACCTCACCGCCACATCTGGCGATCCAGTCCTTGAAGCGGTCGACCTCGTCCTTCTTCCGCGTCTTCATCGGACCAGCCAGAGAAGCGCGGCCGCATAGGGCAAGATTGCCCACAGTTGAACGCCGACGATGAGCGAAAGGCCGCCAGCGGCCAGGACAAAGGCCGGGGCATCGAATCGACGCTGCGGCGCGGAAAACCCGTTTAATGCAATCAGATCGCGTTTCATCCATCGGCCCTCTTCGGTTCCGAAGCGAGTCGGTTATAGCGTGAAATTTTTCTTCCGTCTAGGCCATTTCGGAATCAAGGTAGTGGTAACACCTGGAGCGGGATTGGTGCCGGTCTTGCGTAACCGTGAGATTTTTCTTAAAATAGGCGCTCAGTCTCAGCCACGATAGGCAACGGAACCCGAACAATGATGAGCAAAACGTGCCGGACAAACCTGCTCATACTCGCCGGCACCTATGCAAAGGCGAACCGGATGTCCTTGTCGCAGGTCAGCACAAGAGCCTACGGCAGCGCGTATTTCCTCCAGAAGTTCAAGGAAGGCAAGGTCTCGATATCGCTCGCCAAGCTTGATGAGATGATCGCGTGGTTTCGGGCGAACTGGCCGCCCAATGCGGACTGGCCGATGCTCCGCGCGATTTTCATGGATCGCAATTAAACCGGTTGAAAATTTGCTTTAACGAATAGCGCGGAGGCGTCGAATCGCCTATGACCTCCGCCATCATGAGCAACCGCCCCGAAGATGACGTTTACGTCGAAGTCGTGCCGATCCCGCTGGACCAGCCGACGATCGCTTGGCTGGCATGGCTGGAGCAGAAGACCGGCGAGCCGTCCGCCAAGATGGCGGGGCGGTTCCTGAGAGACCTGCGCGACCAGTTCGGCAGCGGCGGCGCTGGCGCGCGCGTGCACTGATCAATCCCCAACGGAGGACGACATGGCGAAGGACGAAGAAACAGGAACGGACGCTGCGAAGCGGATTAACGCGAAGGCTTGCAAGGCGCTCCTCAAGGACCTGCGCTCCGGCCAGGACGACATCGACGAGGTCAAAGGCTCGATGGGCGGCAAGGTCAACGCCGCGATCGAGAAGTACAATCTCAACAAGAAGATGTTCGGCTGGATCAGGCAGTTCGACCGGATGACCCCGGAGCGGCTCGCCGATAACTACGACGACTTCCTTCACTTGATGGACGTCAGTGGGCTCGCCGAGCGCGCCAAGCAGGCGCAACGGTTGGCTCTTGAGGAGGCTCCGAAGGACGATGAGGGAGGGGCCGACAAGTCCGAGAAATCCGGCGGCGGTAGCGGCAAGGTTCATTCGTTCCCGCAGCACCGCCAGGCGGCGGCGCCTCCGAAGGAGTGATCTCCTTCGAGCTACTCGGCGAGCCCGTCGGCTGGCAGCGGACGGGCGTTCGCATCGTCAAGCCGAAGTTTGGGAAGCAGTTCGCGACCCTCTACACGCCGGCGGAGACGCGGGCCTATGAGAAGGCGCTCGCCCTCGTCGCGAAGGTGGCGATGGCCGGCGCCGGGAAACCGGCACCGATCACGGGGCCGCTTCGGCTTACGGTAACCGCGTTTATGCCCGTTCCCGCGTCGTGGTCGAGGAAGAAGCGCGACGCCGCCTTGGCGGGAGCGATTCGGCCGACAGTCAAGCCGGACTGGGATAACATCGGCAAAATGACCGATGCGCTGAAGGGCATCATCTGGAACGACGACACCCAGGTCGTCGACGGAAGGGTGGTCAAGACTTACGACGAGCACCCGCGTCTGCGAGTAGAGATCGAAGTTCTGGAAGGGGACCTGTTATGACCGAAGGCTTGCGTTCGATCATTTCGCTTTCGCCCGACTCGCTTCGCAGCGTCGCGCCGGCGGAGATCGTCGGTCGGCGCCCGAAGTTCGAATGGGTGGACCCGCGGTCGCTTTTCGTCGAGGAAGACTACCCGCGCGCGCCTGGAGATCCGGGTGATTCCCCGGATGGGCAATATGCTGGCTGACCTCGGCCCGGGATAACTAGGATAGCGGGGACTCGCCGAGACAGACGTGGACTTCCCCGGCCGTTCCACGCTAGTCCCGATTCTCCTAAGGATTCGCGGCAATGAAAAAAACTATCCCCGGCGCGCCGAATCGCCCGCCGCTTTTCGACGGATTGCCGGAGAGGCACTTCGGGGCGGTCCTCATCGACCCACCGTGGTTCTTCCGGACCAGAACCGACTTCGTGTCTCGCCGCGATCCGCGTCACCACTACAAGGGCGGCGTGATGTCAGCGGCCCAGATCGCTGCGCTCCCGGTTGGCGACTATGCCGCGCCAGATGCTCACCTATTTCTATGGGTGACTGGACCTTGCCTTGAGCAGGCGTTCGGCGTGATCCGCGCATGGGGTTTCCGCTATAGCGGGATCGCGTTCACCTGGATCAAGCTGAAGAAGTCGTTCGACGCGAACCAGTTCCGATTCCTGCCGAGCGTCGACGGCGACTTCCACGTCGGCCTCGGTTTCACAACCCGCAAAAACGCCGAACTATGTCTCCTCGCCAGACGTGGAAGCGCGAAGCGGCTCGCCAAAAACATCCGCGAGTTGATCCTCGAACCGCGCCGTGAGCACTCCCGGAAGCCGGAACAGACTTATGAACGGATCGAGCGATATACCGCCGGTCCTTATCTCGAGCTCTTCGGACGCCAGCAGCGCCCTGGCTGGACCGTTCGCGGGGACGAAGCAGGGAAGTTCGGATGACGTGCTTCGTCGACGGTTGCGACGTCGCGGAGATCACCTGATGGTCGAGTTTTTCCAGCGGCACATATCAGCCTGGATGGACGGCACCGAAGGACTGACCGATGGCGAGTATCGGGTCTACGACGTCATTTGCAATTTGATCTATTTAAACGACGGTCCGATCATCATTCATGAGTCCGGAATCGCCGGCCGTTGCCATCAGCACATTCTGACGTTTCGGAAGAACTTCAAGACCCTCATCGACCTCGGAAAGCTGGTCGTCGTTGCAGGCAAAATCACCAACAAAAGAGCGTCGACGGAGCTAGGCCGAATCAGGGAGCGAAGGCGCAAACCTACCTCAGACCCCCGGGCAACCCCCGGGCAACCCCCGGCGGACCCCCGGCGGACCTCGACCGAACCCCCCCATGGTTCCGCCGACAAGCCTTTGAAATCTATAGAGCCAGTCCTTTTCGATGACCCTATAGAGAAGAGAAGAGAAGAGAAGAGTACGGAAGCTACGCTTCCGCTAGATGAGCGGACGAAGCTTTTTCGGGATGGGCTTCAATCGCTGATCCGGCTCACCGGCCGTCCGGAAACGGCGTGCCGTGGCCTCATCGGCAAATGGCTGAAGCTGGCGAACGACGACGCGCTGCTGGCCCGCCGCGCGATCGAGGACGCCGAACGTGATAGGCCGGCGGAGCCGGTTTCGTGGATAGTCGGAGCGATCAACCACAGGATGGGAGGACGACGAGATGGACCAGGCGAACGAAGCGCAAGCCGCGCAGCCGGGCAACTGGAAGAACGAATACGAACGGGTGAGGTCACGATCCCCCCTCGACCAACGGGAGCGAGAGGCCTTCTTAACGCGGCGAGCGAAGCTCCTCTTCGGCTCGTACCGCCGGGACGATGCGAGCGATCCTGACAACTACGTTGGGGCGGTCGTTCTAGTTTTGTCGGAATATCCGAACGGCATCGTCGAGTTTGCCACCGATCCGCGCACGGGCCTTCAGGCCCAGGAGAAGTTTCGCGCGTTCATGCCGAACTCCGGTGAGGTCAAAGCTTTTTGCGACGAAGAGATTCGCCGCGCGCAACGAATGGCTCAGCCCGCGACAACGTTTAGCCGGCGCGGTTACGCCCCGTTGCCGAGATATCCCGGCTCCCGCGCGAACGTCTTCGTGCACGCCGGCGCGCCGCAATATCCGGCGCTGCTCGAGCGGAGCCAGTCCCCGGGCGAGGACGAATGCGAGTGGCGGCCAAGCGACGACCACCGCGACGGCATCTGGGTATCGCCGGCATGGATCGACAGCTACGGGATCGCAAAATGGCGCAGGCCGCCGGCGTCCGTGGCGCTGGCGCAAGGCCCGGACATAGTCACGCGCGAGTATATCGCCGCCGGGCTGGAGCCGCCGCCGCTTGGGGCCGATCGCGTCTCGCTCTCGATGCTCTTGCGCCGCGGCTACACGATCGCGGACGTCGACGGCAAGCGCGAGCTGCTCTCGCCGGCGACGCGATGAGCCAGGAAACCGCGCCGCGCTTCGCTAGTATCGGCGGCCATCACTCGCACCGATCCGGTACGGTCGAATGGCTGACGCCGCCGGAGATCATCGTCGCGCTCGGACCGTTCGATCTCGATCCTTGCGCGCCGTCGAACCAACCGTGGCCGACCGCGGCGCGGACGTTCACCCGCGCCGACAACGGGCTGACGCGACCATGGACCGGGCGGGTGTGGCTGTGCCCGCCGTATACTAACGCGGAGATCGGACGCTGGCTGGCCCGCATGGCCGACCACGACCGCGGGACCGCGCTGATCTTCGCGCGGACGGACACCGACGCCTTCTTCGAGCACGTCTGGAATCGGGCGACCGCGCTGCTCTTCATGAGGGGCCGGATCAACTTCCACCATGGTCCCGGCCACGTCGACAGGAAGACGAACCGACCGATCCCTGTCGGTTCGCGCGCCAAGGGCAACGCCGGGGCGCCGACGGTGCTGTGCGCCTATGGGGTCGACGACGCGGACGTCCTCGCCGCCTGCAAGGTCGACGGGCGGTTCGTCCCGCTCCGCATCGCGCGATCCGTCGTCGTGTCACTTTTCGGCGGTTTAATTAAAAGCCGGGAAAGTAACGCGACGTGGGCTCAGGCGCTCGCGGACTTCTTCGCCGACCGCTCCGGCCCGGTCGCGCTCGACGATCTCTACCGGCACTTCGCTGGCCACCGGAAGGCCTCGACGAACCGCAACTTCGATGCCAAGTTGCGTCAGCAGCTTCAACAGGGACCGTATCGTCGCGTTGATCGCGGCGTGTGGGAGGCGCGCCGATGAGCGTCGCGAAGGGTGACACCGTCGCCTACAAATCGTTCGCCGGCACTGTTTACACGGCCGTCGTCGCTGAGGTCGGACCCGAAGGCTTCGTCGATCTTGACGTGGATGCCGGAACCAAAGAGCCGGTCCGGCTGACCGCTATCCGGGTCGAGCGGTGCGGGGCACCCGGCGCGAAACCAGATCGAGGGGCTACCCAAGAGCCTCCGGCCGGGAACTCGCACCACAGATCGCCTATGGGCGCTGGTAGGGGCATCTGACGATGGCAAGAAAACCGCAGTCACCCCCGTTTGCCGCCCCGGACTGGCCTGCAGCCTCGGTCGAAATGTGGCGGCTGGATCGAATCAAGCCTTATCCGCAAAATCCACGGACCCATTCGCCAGAACAGATTTTGAAACTTTCGCCGGGGCCCGGGTTGGTAGTTCATTGATCTTCGGAGTGAAGCGCGCGGGTGGGCGTTGTCCGCGCGCGGCGTTTTGGATTGCGGCGTCGCGGATGGCGTCGATCTGCGCCCGCGTTTTGCCCTTCGTTCGGTCCAGCGACTCAGGAATGTCGAGCTCGCGCATGGCGCGGAGTTGCTGCTCGCGAGGTCCGGGCGCGTTGCTCATATCTGATCTCCTCTCTCTCCGGCGGTGAAAATTCTCCATTTCCACCGGCGCGGCCACACGTTTGCGTGGTCCAGATAGGAAGTCCAGTGGTTTCCGTGGGGCGCGAATTGTGGCAGTTTTTAATAGAAAAAGGGCGGCCCTGGCGGACCGCCCTCGGATCGAATCGACGTGGCGGATCAGGCGCCGGCGATGCCGAAAGCGTTGTTCCCCCGCGGCCGCTATCTCAATCCGGGCTCGGCATCCGCCATCGTATCCACGGCAACGTATTGCGCCCGGACCAGCGCCTCCGCCCAATCGGCAAGCGCGTGAGCAATAGCAGCGCGTCCTTCTTCGGTGATCGTCGTGTGCGTCGGCTTGATCTTGTTGTCGGTCCTCAGGAAGCTGCGGGCGAGGAGCGCCGTCGTCGTCTGGTGACGACCCTGCGCCTCCTTCGCGGCGAGCCCGTCCGAGCAGCTCGACGGGAGAACGATCGGGAGGGCAACGCCATCGAGGTGGGCGATCAGGACGTCGCGCTGACCGCGGCTGAGCCAGAGACCGGACGCCTTCATGCGACGCTCCGTCGTTGTGGGTTTTTCATCGTGATCTCCCGTTGTGCAAGGGGATTATCCCCGAGGCCAGCCTAGCACCGATCGCGCGCGAAGGTCCACTTGCATTGATGAAAATTTTCTTTTATGATCCACGGGAATAATGATTCCGAGGGTACAAAGTTTAATTAAGCATTCGGGAAATGAGTGAAAGAAACAGGAGGTTACCGTGATTCCAAGCAAAGAAGATTTCCTAGCTGCTTCGTGCCGCTGGAACGGGTCGCACAACGGTATCGGTTTTGAACTTAATTGGCACGGTCGCAGCGACTACAATCAGTCCGGGACTTGGTGTTGCTATATCCTCATTTCGGATGAGCAGTTTTATCCGGATGATTGGGCCAAGCTTCGCTTAGAGCGCGACGATATAGAGTTTGCAGGCTCATGGCGTCGCCATTGGAACTACGACAATTTCCCGGATCTTGGCGCGCACCGTGCCTTGAACAAATCTTCGCTCCCTGGGGACGAACGCAAATGAGACGCCGCGAGCTGATCCGCAAACTGGATGAAATCAAGTCGCGCTCATGGCGAGCGCCGTGGTTCCCGACACGCGATGACGTGCTCCGGCTTTACGAGGAAGAAATAAAGCGGCTCCGCGATCTTTATGAGATGCTTCCCGAGATCATCGAAAAACTGGACGCTCACTAGGACGATGCGATGAAAATCACAATGCGCGCCTTCCTCGTACGTGACCCTACCAGCGGGCAAGTGACAATCTATGGGCACTCGGAAAACGACGACCAGCAAAATCGCGACGACTTCGGCGAGTTGTGGGAGCCTGGCAAGAATGACCAGCACGCGATTATCGAGTTTGAGGTCGAGATACCGGGACCGCAGCCGATTCCGGTAGCAAAAGTTACGGCAATATCTTCTGCTGAGTGCGACAAATGACGATCAGAGGCGAACTCATAGAAGTTGTGACCGGAGCCGCGCCGGACGGGTGGGAGCATGGCGAAGTTATTATCAGCCTCGTCCATCCAGATAATAGGGCTGTCATCGAGGCTTGGCGGCATGGCGCTTTCGCGGTTCACGAGGTTAAACGTATTGGTGGTCGTGGTTGGCGCCTCAGTCACGCTCCAAGTGGCTTACAGATATGGACCTTCTCGACGATGGAGGATGCCGTCGAACTTGCCGAGCGGATTGAGCCGCTAACGGACTGGAACGCGATCAACAAGATGCTGCCTTCTGGCACTGAATTATATCCCAAAGTCCGCAAGGTCGTGGACGAAATCGTAGAGCGCGAAAGCGCACGCTAGACTGCTGAGCGAGAAAAAGCATGAGAAAGATCGAAAGTCACCAGTTCTTCATCCATACGGTCGGCGATATTTGGAGTTCATCTTGTCGCGCTGGGCTACCTGACGGCACGTGGCCGTATGCGGTTGCGGAGCCTTACACAGCCGGCAGGCTCAAGGCTGCGTGGTGGGTGCTTACGGGCCGCGCTTACGCGTTTCAATGGCCCAAGCCAGGCGACGTTGAACAAGCACTCGGGCAACCAGCTTATCGGCCCCCGACCGCATCCGGTGCACAGTAGACCGCAGAGTGAAACAAAATGCTCAGTTACTACGCCCCAACCTTCCTCGACGAATCCTTATCGCATCCAGATAAGAAAGGACAGCAGTATGCGACGGGCCGCAGAAGCGGGATGATATTTGTTAGAACTTTCTCTAAGAGCCGGAGCGGTTTCAAAGCGCGGCGTTTAGTGATCTCGTTTTCCTGGGACGACGACAGCGCAGAGGCAAAAGCCACTGCGCTCGCCAAGGTGATCGACGGCATGGAGGAAATGCCGGAACTGGACAAAAACCCTCCCCTCAACTGGATACCAAAGTTCATCAAGGAGAAGCTCATGAAATTCCCCAAGAAGCTGTATGTCAAAGTATGTGATGACGGTTCCGGCAACGAGTATTTTGATCCACATCGTGCCGTCGAAACCTTAGCCGACGCTGGCGAGAAGGTGCGCGTCGGCGTTTACGAACTTTCTAGCGTCATAGAAGCCCGCGGGTCGGTCAGCGTCGTTACAACCAACCGGGTCAAGCGCGTATGAAGAGGCTTGTCGGCGGCACCACGGAGAATTTGGACGCACAGAATGACGGCAAAACAATATCAAGCGGCGCTCGATAAACTCTGCCTCTCTCAGCTTGGGGCGGCGAGGCTATTCGGCGCGGACGGCCGCACGTCGCGGCGTTGGGCGTCTGGGGAGCGTGGCATCCCGGAAACGGTTGCGATCCTGCTGCGGCTGATGCTCGCCGGGCTGATCACGGCGCCCGATATCGAGAGGATCAAGCCATGACAAAAGACACGCCGGCCCTTGTCCGCAGCGATCTTCGCGCATGGGCCAAAACTCAACGCGACCCGGCTGTCGTCTCCCTGAGTGAGATGGCCCATACCGGCATTCGTGGCCTCGAATATAATCCGGAGAACCACGAACTGCGCGCCAGCCTTTGGAAAACGATCATCAGTCTCGGCGCCGCGGTTGGCCGGCCGATTGGTCCTGCGGAATGTATGCCAAAAACTTAACCCAGAGGAGAACTGAAAATGGCTACCAAACAATTTCCCAAGACCCTGTATGCGAAGATCGAGAAGGACGGCGACACTTCCTATTTCGTCGCTGTCGCTGACGAGGGCATCTATGGCCTCGCCGAACACGGCAAGAAGATCAAGGTAGCTACTTACAAATTGATCGAGGTCAATTCGGTAGATTTGGTCGCGGACGTTCGCAAGGTGAAATAATGCTGCGGAATGAGCGAAATAAACAGAGGAGGCCATGATGATTGAATTTGTGGAATTTCCGAAGATCGCCCGGCTGCGGACGATGCTGCAAGAATGCCGAAACGCAGTTGCCGCCCTCGACCCTATGGCGCTTGGCGGCCAGCACGCGAATCACCCCGAGGAACAGGAATGGTATTTTCGGGACGAACTGCTGTCGCGTATCGACGCGGCACTCGTGGGGAGCGGCCGCTAGCGCGGCAAGAACAAACATGAAAACGGCCCCAAAGAAGGGCGATTATGTCGTGGCGACCAAGTACGCTGACGGCGATCCAGGCGACCAATTCTGCATCGGCTTCTACGATGGCGGCTACGATCACTACGGGCAGACGAGGCATCTTGTCGTGGATAGCCACGGCAAGAACTTCCGCCATAACGGATTTCGGCGCGTGGCCCGCGTCGGAGCGAAGCGTGGAACCTGGATGGTCCAGAACATCGCCCACATCGAACGCATGATGAACCGCTTTAGCGTCTGGCACTGGTGGAAGGCACCATGGCGCGAACTTTCGCTCTTGGGGAGATCATGAATAAAAAATCAATGAATCCGCCTCGACCAAAACGTCGGCGCGAAATGCCCGAAGTGATCAATCGGGTGAAGGCCGTGACTAGCGCCACGGCGGCGGACCTTTATATTGATCTGAAACCGATGATCGCCGCGCTTTACATTCGGCGGTATCGGACGGTCATGGGGAAGATGTAAACATGCGAATGAGCCAACGTGAGATCGACGCGATGATGGACGAGCATATCCGCCGCATGGGAGAGCCGGAACCGTACCGATCACTGCGGCTTCAAAAAGAGCGTATCGAGCACGAACAGGAGCACCAGGCGCGCGGGGCTGCCTATGACCGCCAGGCCGAACAGTTGCGCCGCGACATTCGCAAGCTCGGCGCGCGTCCTTGCGCCTAAAAGTTTCACTGAACAGGAGTGCTCGCGCGTGACCGAACGACCGTTCTGTGAGAACTTTGAGCGAGCGCGGACATTGCAGCGTATGCCCGAACCGTGTGCCGAATGCGGCTGGCCGAGACGCGCTTGCAAGATCATGTGGCCGTGCTTGCACGCCAAAGACGAGATCAAGGCACGGACCTATACGATAGATGGCCTGTGGTTTTGGAGCTGGCCTGGACGATACTTTTCCGAGCCACCGCTTGGATACTAAAAATCTCACAGAAAAGGAGCGACTGCCATGTGGTGCGAGAAGTGCGGCTACAACGTCACCAAAGAATATGTCGAGGAACAAGAGTGTCCCTATTGGGAATGCCCGATGGAGAACCGCACTGTTGATACGGCCGATGAGCTTCATCAGGTTTTCGGCGAAGCATTAAAAACGCAATAAGCATCCGTTAGCGAAAGGAAAGACTTCCACATGCGATATTGGCCACGTCGTGTTTCTGTCTGGGACGGCCCGGCAACCAATGTAGCGATGGCGCGAAGTGGTCCTGATCCGCTAAACCCCACGCGGATTCGAATGCTTCGTGAACGCGGCCTTTCATACAGAGAGATCGGGATATTGATCGCAAAACAGGATGGACGAAAAATGCCGTATCTTGCCCTTTCTGTCGCTGGAGCGCTTCGTAATTTTCATCGAGGAAATCGCGATGAGGACGGCGAACGTGAGTTCGAGCGTGCGACAGCCAGACAAACCAAGTCCGTCAGTTTAGGTGACGGGATTGGGACTATTATATTTAGAAAATAACGCTCTGCGTCAGAGAACGAACCGAGGTTAAAATGAGCAACCCAACAATCAAAATCGGCGGCTTGGCGCTCCGACACGAGGGCAAATTTTGGAATGCCTATTACGCGCTGCCAGATTCGATGGCCGATGCGATCCAGCTCGGCTCTATCGCCATGCGGTTCGTCGAGAATAACCAGGAGCGCAAAGACGCCTTCATGGCGTTGATGCGCGAAGGTGTAGCCGACATCTTGCAGGAACAGACCGGCACGCGCCCCACGTGGCCGGATGGTCCACAGTCGGCCCCGGAACACGAACGTGCAGGGCACTCTTAAGGGAAACGATCAGCAAGCCGCTTCAGATGACGGAAGTGCAGAACCGCGAATTACTTGCAGCCTCTGAACAACGACGACGCGAACATGGTGATCAGGAAGGCAACAGGCATGATCGCCGGCTTGCCGCAAAGCGTGAGCGGCAAGCCAAACGGCGAGAAAAAGCGATAACGTCATGTTAACGCGAAGGATCACGGCAATGGGTCTATTTGCTTTTCTATTCGGTTGCGGCGACGATGATGAGGAGGCGCCCGCGTCTGTTCAGGATGCCGTCAATCTTCAAATGCAGCCGCTATGGACGGCTGTGCACGGGACCGCCTTTGATTTCGATGATGATCTGGCGCACAAGCAAAAGAGGATTGACGAACTGAGCGCCTGGGCCGGAAAGACCGAGGACCGCGCCACGCGGAAGGCTCAGAGGTATTGGATCTCGGTCGCTCAATATACCATCAACCGCGAACGCCAAGAGCGATCAAAGAAGCGCAGCGCCGAAAAATTACTTCCATCTTTGCCGCCGTTGCCATCGATCATCAAACGTCAGTTTCCGTACTAACGTGTCGTCAGGATCATTCATCATGAGATTGCCAATCACCGAACTCCTCATCACCGATGGCATGATCGACGCCCACGAAGCTGAATGGGAGCGATGGAGCGTGCGCCTCAATAAGGTTCCGCGCATGACGACTTACGAGGTGATCCGCGGTCCGGCCGCTGACGAACCAATCTCAGAAGAAACGCTCAAGATCATCGAGGATCATCCTGGCGACTGGGAGCAGGCGCACTACCGAATGGAACGGCTACGTATCGAGGCGGCGATTAAGGCCGCACTTTCGTGTCGAGAGGAAAAATAATGGGATTTATATACATGACTCCCTTCGTTACCCGCGTCGCTGGGAAGCGACTGACTTACAAGGCCCTGATCGCATAGGAGGCGACGATGGTTGAAAAACCGCGAACCACGCTTACGGACGGCAGACAGGTCTACCCGGAGCATCGCGATACCCTCAAGGATGGTCCGCGCGCCGGTCAGCAGAAAGACTATGTCGTGCTCGCCGAGGAAGAGCGAGCCAAGGGCTTTGTGCGGCCGGTGCGCCGCTCCTACAAACATCAGAAGTGCGGGGGCATCACCACAATGGGCCAAACGCTCGCCGAGACTTACGCCCGGCAGCCCGACTTTTATAGCGGTACGTTTTGCTGCCATTGCGCCGCTCATTTCCCGGTCGGCGCCGACGGCGAGTTCGTCTGGCAAGGAACCAACGAAAAGGTGGGAACGTGACGACCTCTCATTCGCCGCTGTCGCAGCTTAAGGCCCAAGCCGACAAGATCGCGGCGACGCTCAAAGCGGCCGAACGAGGCGAGCAAATCGACGTTCGTTTCGCGGAAAAGATCGAAGCGGCTCGAAGCAAGGACAGCTTCAAAGTCGGAATCGTCATGGACGACAAGGTAATCACCATCGAAATGCCATGGGCCACGATCCGCAGCACGAACGAAGTCGGACTTGCCGAATACATTCTCAACCAGATGCGAGAAGCAAGGGACACCGTGCAATGACAGAGCAAGCTTTCCTGATCGGTGGCGGTCAAATTCATCGGCTGATCGGCCCGCGCGGTGAAACGCCGCCGTGCCCCGAGGCCAAGTACAAGCGCGGCGACGTGGTGAAGGTCCGCAACACGAAGGCGCTGGCGAGTTTCCCACGCGAGGCCGTGATAGCGGTTGCGATCCCGCCGGGTTTTTCCCCTGACCACGCGCTTGCGGACCTCGTAGGCGAGCCGCGTCCGTTGATGGCCCAAGTTGGCTCGCGGTCCATAACCTACGTCCTGGTCCGCGAGAACGATCCCAAGCCTTATCTGGCGCGCGAGAGGGACCTGTTGCCCAGCGGCAAGCCGCCCGTTGAGATCGGCACAGTGAGCCGCGCGTCATGAAAACGCCTAGCGCCCTAGACGCTATCGCGGACAAAGTTCTGCGATACCGGCCCAAGCCCAAGTCAAAGCCAGCGAAGCGGCGCAAGCGCCGCGCGGCCAAAATCGAGCGGTCAAAATGAGAGCAGGGAGTCATGTATATAATTCCCAAAATAATGGCGTCTTGGAATAAGGGAACAAGCGCGGGACGGGATTTTCTGGAAGCCAATATTGGCTATACCGGCGACGGTTGCCTGATCTGGCCATTTTATAGAAACCCAGGCCACGGGCGCGGAACCTTTGGCGTTGATGGCGAAGTCCACTACGCGCACCGCTATATGTGCGAACTTGTTAATGGATCACCGCCGACGCCAGAGCACCAAGCGTCGCATTCTTGCGGCAAAGGGCACGAAGGGTGCGTCGATCCTCGGCATCTGTCGTGGGCGACTAATTCCAAGAATCAATTGGATCGGCGCGGACATGGTACGCATATCAGCAATACACACGGAAACCGCGGAAAGATGACGCGAGCGCAAATTGCAGAATTGCAAAGCCTCAAGGGAAGAATGTTACAGACAGAGCGTATGGCAAAGTTTGGAATATCACAGGGAACGGTTCAGTATTGGCACGGCGTTCGCGCACAGCGGCAGGCCGCACAGCCTCCGATCGATCAAAAGATTGACGCGGCCTTAGATGGTAAGCCAATGCCGATCAAAGAGTTGGCGCAGAAAATGTACGGTAATACTCGACAAGGAGTTGCCATTATATCGCAGTGGATTCCACACCGTGGCTTTGAGTTTCGCGATGGTGTTGTGTTTCCGCGCACGTCTCAGTGATATGGGAGGAACCAAATGATCCTGCTTACCGGATTGATGCTCATGGGGTTTTATTCAGGGCCAGCGACCCTTTATCCCTATGACCCCGTCTACTGCGACAAGGACGGCGGGGGACCATGCTACGGCGTTTATATGTATCTGCCAAAATCTGCACCGCTTCCCCCAAAAGAAACGTGGTGCAAGTGGGCAGATATCTCCGGAGATATGGGCAACGGTTGGTATTGGTGGAAGCCGCGCACCGTGGCGGCCGATCGCCAGAAGTATCTGGGCGAGCGCGTATGCTACCTTGAGGACAAGGGCGACCCGCACAGCATCAACGACATGCCGCGCGATTAATTGCACACTCATCACACAAGCGAGAAACTGATATGATTCCCCCCGAAGTTTCAGAAATCGCCGACCTCATGGTGCCGGATGGATGGCGCGACAGCACCATCGAGGATGGCGTACTGAAAGCCGCATGGCGTGTTTACAATGCCGGCTACCGGAAGGTCGATGAAGAGGCGCGGTCACGATGACAGATCGCGAGAGAATCGAAGAATGCTTGGCCCACATACGCGCCTACGCCTCCGTCATTTCGCCCGAATTTTTAATCGCTGTTAAGCGAAGCGTATACCGAAGGATCAGCGAACCAGCGCGGCCCACGGGGCACCAAAAGCATGCCATCCTAAAATGGCAATTAGGATCCACAGCCAAAACCACCCGCCGATGATCCAGTAGGTCGGACGCGCTCCCCACCACGGTCGGGAGGTGAAGATCACGCACAGCACGAAGATGAGCCAAAACCAAAATCCAAGGGGCATGACGTGGTCGCCTTTCCTATGTGCGCGATGAGAGAACGCCGCCATCCCGCGCGCAGTTCCACTTCTCTACCGAATAGCCCTCGCCAACCATCCCCAACCTAATTAGGGTTAGGACCATGTCAGAACCCCCCAAAACCCCCGCGCCAGGGCCGGAAAAGCCTCAGGACCCGCAATCTGACGCGCCTCGTGGGCTGACGAAATTCGGCGTGCCGCGCAAGAAGCCTGGGCCACCGAAGGGCGTGCGCGTCGGCGGTCGACGGAAGGGCGACAAGAACAAGACGACCATCGAGCGTGAGGAGCGCGATCGACTGATCCGTGAGGCGGCGGCCGCGGCGTTGACGAAGGACACGGTGATCGAGACGCTCGACCGAAAGAACACACCGGATTCGCGGCGGGCGAAGAAGGTGCTTGAAACCTTCATGGAATTGTTCGCGGGGATGGCGGCGACGCATCAGCCGCTCCCGCCCGGGCAAGTGCTTTCGCCGGCGGATGTTACGAGGCGCCAACCTAACCCGGCGCTGTTCAAGGAATACGCCACGCTCGCGATCGATGCTGCGAAGGCGCTGGCACCATTTCAAGACCCGCGCTATTCCGCGATGATCGTTGGCGCGTCGATCGTGACGAAAGTCCAGGTCGAGGGAGGAATGCCGAACGATTTTGCGCCGCCTGTGCCGGCGGGCGAGGTCATCGACCTCAAGCCGGGGACGGTGATCAACGCTGAGGACGACAAGGAGCCGCTGGCGCTCGCGGCGCCGGCGAAGGCGGTGAACCAATGAACCCGAAGAAGGCGTTCCGGAAGTTCGGCGACATGGCGATGAAGGCCCCGGAGGGAGCATCGATGGCGATCGGTCTAAGCTGGATCGAGAAAAAAGGCTGGCGCGTGATGATGAGCATCCACACCGCGCTCCTCCTGCTCGGATCAAGGGACGCGCGGGCGCTGGCTGATACCTACGACAAGCAACATCGATCGCCCGGATTTCGAGGAAAGATAACCGGGCTTGAATGGGTAGCGCCGGGGCTACGCAGTCTCGCCGATGAGGCCGATCAAAAGAACCGGGATAACATTTTTCCGGAAGGCGCCGTCGAGCGTATGCAATCGGCAGGAACCGCTTAATCAATGCTCGATACCGCTCCCGGCCGGGATCACAATCGTCCGCCAGAGCTGCTGCCGTTCGAGGCGACGACGGCCAAGGTGCAACTGCCGACCTTCCACGCCGCCCAGGCGAAACTTCGCTGGGTCATGCAACACGCCAGGTTTGTGGTCGCGCGCTGCGGCCGGCGCTGGGGCAAGAACGTCGTCGGCGAGGCGGTGGCGGCGGACGACGCCGCGAAGGGACTCCTGGTCGGCTGGTTCGCCCCGGAGAACCGGCGCGCGGCACGATCGTTCGAGGTCATCGAGGAGATGCTTCACCCGATCAAGAAGAGCTCGTCGAAGACAGACCACGTCATCCGGACGATCACGGGAGGCCAGATCGACTTCTGGTCGCTCGAGGATGAGAACGCCGGCCGCGGTCGCAAATATCACCGGGCGATCGGCGACGAGATGGCCTTCACGAAGCCGAAGACGATCGATATCTGGACGAAGTCGATCAAGCCGACGCTGCTCGACTACAGCGGCCGCGCGCTGATGATGTCGAACACAAACGGGATCGACCCGGATAACTTCCTTTACGATATCTGCCATAACCCGGCGCACGGCTTCGTCCAGTTTCACGCGCCGACGCGATCGAACCCGTTCCTGCCGCGGGCTGAGGTCGCCGCGCTCCAGGCCGACAATCAGCCGCTCGTTTATCAGCAGGAATACCTCGCCGAGTTCGTCGACTGGTCCGGCGCCGCGTTCTTCTCTCGCGACAAGCTGCTGGTCAACGGCGAGCCGATCGAGTTCCCCGTGCGCTGTGAGGCGGTCTTCGCGATCATTGATTCGGCCACGAAGACCGGGCGCAAGAACGACGGCACCGGCGTGGTCTACTACGCGGTCGTCCGCAATATCATCCGGCCGGTGAGCGGCGACGGAAAGATCGGCCCGGAGCATCGGCTGGTCATCCTCGATTGGGATCTCGTCCAGATCGAGGGCGACCTGCTCATCACCTGGCTACCGACGGTCAATCAAAACCTCCTGGCGTTCGCAGCGGAATGTAAATCGCGCACCGGCTCGCTCGGCGCTTTCATTGAGGACAAGGCCTCCGGCATGATCCTGCTGCAGCAAGCCGCGCGCGCCGGCATGGCGGCGACGCCGATCGATTCGAAGCTGACGGCCCTCGGCAAGGATGAGCGGGCGATCTCCGTCAGTGGCTACGTCTACCGCGGCCTCGTGAAGATGAGCCGCCGGGCATACGACAAGGTGACGATATACAAGGGCACAACGCGCAATCATCTATTGGGGGAAGTCGTTGGCTTCCGAGTCGGCGATAATACGCCGGGTCGGTCCGACGACTTGCTTTGACTGCTTTTGCTACGGAATAGCGATTGCTCTAGGGGATTCGGCAGGTTTTTAGGGTATAAACAGCGCGGAGCATGTTGTCATCGTCGCGTTCTTCAAGGACGGTGAGTTCATGCACATGCAGGATGCCGGTTCGGCTCCGATGCCTTTACCGGATCTCTACAAGCGGCTGCTCTCAGCTCGGGAGATTCTCGATGCTTCCGGTGGTGAGGATGTGGCGCTAAGCTAAATCTGCTACGGTGCGACCATCGCGCTCGGCGACTCGGAGGGCTTTTGATGGCGACGGACACCAAGACCGACAAGATCCGCGTGATCCTAGCCGACGCGATGCTCGCGGAGATGTGCCCTCCTACGTTGGCCCGTCGACCTTGGGACGATCTCCCCGTTGCGGACCAGATGGCGTTTGTCGAAAAGGCGGACCGCATTATCGCCATCCTGGCGCGGCGCGGGCTGCGGATCACGGAAATCTAAACGGCAACCACAGGAAACAGGAACATGACCGACCGAAGCGAGAAAGTCCCGATCACCGATCCCCCCGAACCCAAAGTCCATGATCCTGAGCGCGCGGCGCTCAGCCAGAAGGCCGATGAGGCCGCGCAGGCCTTCAAAAATAGACTTGTCGACGTCATGAAGTCCCGTGAGACACCGGAACTGATCGACAAGATTACCGAAACGCAACACAAGGTAGCGGCGGAGGCGTTGCAGCCCGAACTGCCGCCCGGCGTGACGGCGGAAGTCATCGCCCAGGCGACCGCGATGGAACAAGCGGCCGGCCCGGTCGTGCGTCAGGTCATCGGCACTGTTCTCCGTGGCCTCTTGGTGTTGAGCCCGGGCGTTCCGCCTCAGGTCCTCCTCGCGATCATCGCATGGCAGACCGGCAATCTCCTGGCTGGCGCGTTCCAGTCCGATCTCGCGACGACGCTCACGATCCGGAAGAACATCAAGGACGGCTTTGCCGACGGGATCACCAAGACGCCGATTGCACACCCGCCGATGCCGGGCCGCGCGCTGGCGCCCGGACTGCCCGGAATGCCGACCCGGATGAACGGCCGCAACTGAGGACCCGATGGGCCAACTCCAGATCGACGGCAGCAGACTCGGCAATTCGCTCCTGACGCTCCTCACTTGCGAGGAGATCGAGCCGGGCGATCAGCCGTCCTATGAGCTATGCAAGACGATCTGGCTCTATCACCCGCTCGGCGGGAAGATGGTCGACGCGCCGATCAAGATGGCGCAGTCGCAGGCCCGGGAGATCAGCGTCCCGAACAGCCCGGAGGATCGCGTCCGCGATCAATTCGTGAAGGAGTGGAAGGCGATCGGGGCGGACGAGCACATCCGCAACGTCGCCGCGACGGCGCGGGCGTACGGCATCGCGTCGCTGGCGCTGCTCGCCGAGGGTGTCCCGGCGGACAAACCGATCGACATGAAGAAGCTGGCCGACCTCTCGATCAGCATCAACGCCTACGACCCGCTCAACACCGCCGGGAGCTTGGTCCTGAACCAAGACCCGAACGCGATGGACTTCCAGAAGGTCACGACGATCGCCGTCTCCGGCGTGCCTTACCACCACTCGCGCACGATCACGATCATGCACGAGCGACCGGTCT